GATTCAGTGCGCCCTGGCGAGCCTGATGGGTAACTCACACGAATTTCACAATATGTCACTCTTTTTATGGCAATGGGGCGTTAATTGTGCGGTGTTGCCATAGGTTATTATCAGTATATTTTCTTTTTTGTTCTTGGGGCGCGAGGCAATGATGGCGCCCAGAGCGCCAAACATTACAGCGCCTGCAATTGCCGAACCAGCAGAAGCGCCTACCAGTTTATTTTTTTCGGTAAGCTCGGCGGAAACTATCTTTTCATACGGCAACTCAAACGTGCTCTGTTCCTTTTTGAAAACTATCCTGGTATCGTATGCGCGGGCATAGCACTGCACTTCGCCAAGAGGCAGCCCTGAAAGGTGAGTGCAAGGGAATGCGGATATAACCTGCTTTCCGGGAGGCGCTGCAACAACACCTGTACACTTGGTGCATAACAGAATTATTCCTATTATGACGAATATTGCACCGATAAGCGCCGCTATAGTTCCAGCTCCTGACAGTGCGGCAATAACAAGTCCTACTCCTATTAATAATGACAATAATCCTAATACCATATTAATCACCTTTCAAACTATGTAATACCGCCCTTATTCGGGGCGGCTTTTTTGCTGCTCGATCCACGGCTTGAAAGCCTCGAACACCTGCCGCTCTAACGGCGATGTGAGAAACTTACCGCGCCCTCTCAGCTCTTTCATGCGCTTGGCACGATACCCTGCGGCTTCCGCTGAGATATCGCAGATACGGGCTATTTCCTCCGGTTCGTAGGCTTCCAGTCCCCAGAGCACGCAGGCAGGAGCGAGAAGTCTCGCCGCGAACTCGTCCGCCTGGGTCTCCGCAGGTTCGCGCCTGTCCGAAGCTGTCCGAAAATGTCCGGATTTGTCCGGTGCCAGCTCATGCCCGAGCAGGATATGCCCGAGTTCATGAGCGACCGTGAAGCGCGTGCGCCCACGGTTTTCGGTGTCTTTGTAGACTATCTGCCAGTTCCCCGCGCTGTCGAGCAGCGTACAGCCGGAGATTTCGGAATCCAGCACCTGAATGCTGCTGTTTTTCACGACTTTGATACCATAGAACGCCGCCACTTTCAGCACCTTAACCGGCATTGCCGACGTTCCGGTGCGTATAAGGCAGTTCCACGACGCGTCGCGTGCATCTTTATAAAGCTTATAGGAATCTATAATAATTCACCTCCACAGGATATTGTACCCTGTGGAAGTCGAATTATAGCGCTTTATCAGATGTCATTGTCGGGGTTCTGCGTTTCGTCCGGAGCTTCGTCCAGGCGCTTTTTCTGCTCCGGCGTCAGCATCATGACTCCGGGCGGCCGGTCGTCGGAGCTTCGGGCGATCATCAAAACAGGTGAAGAATTTTTTGATATGCTTTTTAACTTCTCTATTACCCTTGGCTGGCTGTCGGCTGGCAAAGATACAAACATATCAATAATCTTTTTTTCGGTTTCCGAAGCACTAACAAACCTTACGGCTTTAACCATATCCGGCGAAGCGTCGGATTTTTCAAGAAGATCGCCCGGAGATACTCCAAGCGCGTCAGCAAGTGCAACGATTTGTCTTTGCGAGCAGTCCCTTTTCCCGCTTTCGATACAGCTTATTGTTGAGCGGCTAGTATATCCAACTTTTTGAGCAAGTTCGTCCTGGGATAAACCTTTTTCAATTCGGATTCGTTTCACGTTATCACCGAGAATTGACATTTAATCACCTCCTAACACATACTATTATATCACCGTGTTTGCTATTTGTCAACATAAATTGACTATACATTTTCAACAAAAATTGACGTATGTTTTTGTGCAAACTTTTTTGTAATAAAATGTTGACAGCGAGCAAACAAAGTGCTATAATGTAAGTGTTGACAGAGAGCAAACAAGAAAAGAGGTGATAAAAATGACAGATACCAATAAGCTCCGTCAGTTTATGGAAGCAAGAGGCTATACGGTAAGGCGGCTCGCTTCTGCAGTAGGCATTTCCCATGAAGCAATGTACCAGAAGATAAACAACGAACGTGGATTCAAGGCTTCTGAAATAATGAACATAGCAGAGGTGCTTGGGCTTAGCCGTTCCGAAAGAGATAGCATATTTTTTTGCCGCTGATGTTTGCTACTAGCAAACAGATTAATTTCAACAAGACGATAAAATCTGCGAAAGGGGGGTGAGAGAGGTGGAAGCAGTATCAGCGGAGTTAATATCAGTAATCAGAGTAAGAAGCACCGCAGGGGACGGAACAGAAAACGACCCCATAAGAGAGGTCGTTGACTATTTTTTTGCCTAATGGCATGCAGATAGCGCACGAGGATAGCTTTTATTCGGTGTGACTATCGAGGAACTTTTAGGGAGGTAATCACAATGCCATCAACAGCAGCGACAGTCCGCGTACCGCAGATAACATCTCTGGAAACTGCGATACGGCTGTACTACGAGCGAATCGAGCTTTCCAACAGCGACATCAGGGAACTTTTCGGGAAGCTCGCGCCCGCGACCATCAAGAGCCTGAAAAACAAGGCTCTGGCGATAATGACCGAGCGAAACACTCCGGTCTGGAATGCTCAGCGCGTGAACACCGAGATAGCCTACGAAGCCTGGGGGCTTAACATTGCCGACCTGGAACGCAGATTTAAGAAACTGAAAGCTATGGAGGTTCAGGCGTGAAGAAGTACATACCCTACGCGATAGCCGCCCTGGTGGGTTTCCACCTGCGCTGGCTCGTATCTACCGCGAACGGCTGGAGCTACTCCATGAACGGCATGGACATCATGATGGCAGCCACCTGCATTATCATGGTGTGGTCGTTCAGAGGACTGCTCCCGCAGAAAAAGAAAACCCGCCCCAGAGCGAGCGCTCGGGAGCGGCAAAGACAATAATAGTTTATCACAGTGGTATTGTATCACAGAAAGAGAGATTTGTCAAGATGATAAAGATAACCAACCTGGAACTAGAAAACATCAAGCGCATAAAAGCGGTGCAGCTCACCCCGTCGGAGAGCGGTCTGACAGTCATCGGCGGGAACAACGGCCAGGGCAAGACCTCCGTGCTGGACGGAATAGCCTGGGCGCTGGGCGGCGACAAGTTCAAGCCCTCGCAGCCGCAGCGGGACGGCTCGGTAATTCCTCCGCACCTGCGCGTGACCCTCTCGAACGGGCTTATCGTAGAGCGCAAGGGCGACCGGGGAACCCTCAAGATAACCGACCCGAACGGCGGCAAGGGCGGTCAGCAGCTCCTCAACGAGTTCATCGGGCAGCTCGCGCTCGACCTGCCGAAATTCATGCAGGCGACCAGCAAGGAGAAGGCGCAGACCCTCCTCCGGATAATCGGCGTGGGGGACAAGCTCGCCGCCCTCGAACAGCAGGAGCAGAACGCCTATAATCAGCGCCGCGCCGTCGGGCAGGTCGCCGACCAGAAGCAGAAGTACGCCGACGAGCTCCCGGACTACCCCGAAGCCCCCGCCGAGGAGGTCAGCATTTCCGAGCTGCTCCGCAGTCAGCAGGAGATACTCGCGAAGAACGGCGAAAATCAGCGCCTGCGGCAGAACCGCGATATATGCGAGCAGGAATTACTCCGCGCCCGGCAGGAGTACGACCGCGCCGCGGAAGTCCTCGCCCGCGCTCAGCAGGCAGCCGAAACCGCCCGAAAGTCTGCCGCCGACCTCACGGACGAAAGCACCGCCGAGATCGAGCAGAGCATTCACGACATCGACGTTATCAACGCGAAAGTCCGGGCAAGGCGCGAGCGTACCCGCGCCCTCACGGAGGCGCAGGAGACCCGCGAGCAGTACAACGAGCTGACAGCGAAGATAGAGGATATCCGCGCGCAGAAAACCGCCCTGCTGGACGGCGCAGACCTCCCGCTGCCGGGACTTTCCGTGCAGGACGGCGAACTCACCTACAACGGCGCAAAGTGGGACTGCATGAGCGGCGCGGAGCAGCTGCGGGTATCTGCGGCGATAGTCCGCAGGCTGAACCCGCAGTGCGGTTTCGTGCTGATGGACAAGCTGGAGCAGATGGACGCCGCGACCCTCGCGGAGTTCGGGGCATGGCTGGAGCAGGAGGGCTTGCAGGTGATAGCGACCCGCGTCAGCACCGGCGGCGAGTGCAGTATCATCATCGAGGACGGCTATGCGAAGCCGACTGAACAGCCTGCAAATACAGCCGCTACAGCCGCGCCGACAATCACCAGCGCAGGCACGGACGCCGCCCCGCAGAGGGCAACCTGGAGTAAAGGAGTATTCTGATGGATTTCAACATTTCAACCGGAAAAGTACACACCGCTGTTAAAACGGTGATTTACGGCGCGGAGGGAATCGGAAAAACGACCCTCGCGGCACAGTTCCCAAGCCCACTTTTCATCGACACCGAGGGAAGCACGAAGCAGCTCGACGTAGCGAGATTACCCGCGCCGTCAAGCTGGGAAATGCTCCTCCAGGAGCTGGATTTCGTCCGTGACAAGCGCCCCTGCGCGACCCTCGTAATTGACACCGTAGACTGGGCGGAGCAGCTCTGCATAGCCGACCTCTGCGCGAAGAACGGCAAATCCGGTATCGAGGATTTCGGCTACGGCAAGGGCTGGGAGTTCGAAAAGGAGAGCTTCGGGAAGTTCCTGAACAAGCTCACCGAGGTGATAAACGCCGGGATAAACGTCACCCTGACCGCGCACGCGGCTCTCCGGAAGTTCGAGCAGCCGGACGAGATGGGAAGCTACGACCGCTGGGAGATGAAGCTCGGCAGCAAGACCACGAACAAGATATCCCCGCTGATAAAGGAGTGGGCGGACATCGTGCTGTTCTGCAACTACAAGACCGTCGTAGTCCAGACGGACAAGGACGGCAAGAAGCACAAGGCGCAGGGGAACCGCCGCGTGATGTACACCCAGCACCACCCCTGCTGGGACGCCAAGAACCGCTACGGGCTCCCGGAGGAGATTCCGATGGAGTACGCGCAGATAGCGCAGATCTTTTCAAATTCGGAATTCGGAATGCGGAATTCGGAATTATGGAGCCCTGCTCCGCAGGGCGGTATCTCAATGCCTGCTAATGATACGGCGCCTGCTCCGAGTACTTCCGCGACGGAAGTTCATCCGGGTATTCCGCAGAGCCTTGCCGACCTGATGAGCGCTTCCGGGATAACAGAACAGCAGATACGCGCGGCGGTCGCGATGAAGGGCTACTTCCCGGAGGACATGCCGATAAGCGCCTACCCGGAGGATTTCGTCAGCGGCGTTCTGGTCGGCGCGTGGAAGCAGATTGTTGATTTCATCAACGAACAGAAATACCCGTTCTGATTTTGCAGTAAAATGCAGTATTTTACATGCTAAACTCGGTCAGGGAGGAAAGAAAAACTTCCTGCAACATTATATAGGAGGACACCACAATGTCAGAAATCGAAAGAGAATTAGGCTGGGACGACGAAATATCCCGTGAGAGCGACTTCACGATAATCCCGGAGGGCGACTACGACTTCACCGTGACCGGCTTCGAGCGCGGACGTTACGACGGTTCGGAGAAGCTCCCGCCGTGCAACATGGCGATAGTTACCCTCGCGGTAACGCTGCCGGACGGAAGCCCCGCGAACCTCAGGCACAGACTTTTCCTGCACACCCGCTGCGAGGGACTGCTCTCCGCGTTCTTCACCGGAATCGGACTGAAGCGCAGGGGCGAACCCCTCCGCATGAACTGGAACGCCGTCCCCGGCGCGCACGGCCGCTGCAAGATAACCGTCCGCAGCTGGAAGGGCAAGAACGGCGAGGATATGCAGTCCAACGATATCAAGAAATTTTATGACCCGTTTGAAAATTCATCTGCACCTGCACAGAACGTCTCGCAGACCGCGCCCCAGAGCGCACCGCAGGCACAGCCGCAGTATCAGCCCGCGCCTCAGCAGTACGCACAGCCGGTTCAGCAGTACGCTCCGCAGACCGCCCCCGCTAATCAGCCCACAGGCGTATTCACCCCCGGAAAGTGGTGATAGCGCATGGAAAATCAGCTCACTTTACTTGAGCCCGCCCCCGCCGAGGAGGTCAGGGCAGCTCCGATGGAACTCCGACCCTACCAGAACGAAGCGAAAGCCGCCGTGCTGGGTCAGTGGGAGCAGGGCGTACAGCGCACCCTGCTGGTGCTCCCGACCGGCTGCGGCAAGACGATAGTTTTCGCGAAGATATCCGAGGACTGCGTGAAGCGCGGCGAACGCGTGCTCATTCTGGCGCACCGCGGGGAGCTTCTGGAGCAGGCGGCGGACAAGATACATAAAGCCTGCAATCTCAACTGCGCCGTCGAGAAAGCCGAGGAAACCTCCCTCGGCTCGTTCTGGCGGATAACCGTCGGGAGCGTGCAGACCCTCATGCGGGAGAGCAGGCTCGCGCGGTTCCTGCCGGATTACTTCGATACTATCATAATAGACGAGGCTCATCACGCCGTCTCCGACAGCTATCAGCGGATATTACAGCACTTCAGCGGCGCGAAGGTCCTCGGAGTTACTGCGACCCCCGACCGCGGCGACATGAAGAATCTCGGTCAGGTGTTCGATTCCTTGGCGTATGAGTACACCCTCCCCCGCGCTATCCGGGAGGGCTACCTCTGCCCGATAAAGGCGCTGACTATCCCGCTGAACCTCGACCTTACCGGGGTTTCCGTCCAGGCTGGGGACTTCCGCGCCGCAGACCTCGACACCGCCCTCGACCCCTACCTCTATCAGATAGCGGACGAAATGCAGAAGTCCTGCGCCGACCGGAAGACGGTGGTGTTCCTGCCGCTGGTCAAGACTTCGCAGAAGTTCCGGGATATCCTCAACGAGCGCGGATTCCGGGCGGCGGAGGTCAACGGAAATTCCGACGACCGCGCGGAGATACTCCGGGATTTCGAAGCCGGAAAGTACAACGTGCTCTGTAATTCAATGCTCCTCACCGAGGGCTGGGACTGCCCCTCCGTGGACTGCGTGATAGTCCTCCGCCCGACAAAGGTGCGCGGACTCTACTGCCAGATGGTGGGCAGAGGAACGCGGCTCAGCCCCGGCAAGAAAGACCTGCTGTTACTGGACTTCCTCTGGCATACTCAGCGGCACGAGCTGTGCAGACCCGCGCACCTCATCTGCGAGAGCGACGAGGTAGCGCAGAAAATGACGGAGAACCTCGCGGCGGCGGGCTGTCCGCTGGACATCACCGAAGCCGAAGAAAGAGCGGAAACCGACGTAGTAGCTCAGCGGGAGGAAGCCCTGGCGAAGCAGCTCAGCGAAATGCGTAAGCGCAAGCGCGCGTTAGTTGACCCGCTCCAGTTCGAGATGTCGATACAGGCGCAGGACCTGTCCGGCTACGTTCCGTCGTTCGGCTGGGAGATGTCCCCGCCGTCGCAGAAGCAGCTCGACGCGCTGGAAAAGTTCGGAATCTACCCGAACGAGATAGAGAACGCGGGCAAGGCGGCAATGCTCCTCGACCGCCTGAACAAGCGCCGCATGGAAGGACTTTCCACCCCGAAGCAGATACGCCTGCTGGAGAATAAAGGCTTCCTGCACGTCGGGGAATGGACGTTCCAGCAGGCGAGCAATATGATAACGCGGATAGCGGCAAACGGCTGGCGCGTACCGCACAGCGTAATTCCCGCGGAATACACGCCAGAATAATTCGAAATTCGGAATGCGGAATGCGGAATTTCGGTGTCCGCTGTCGCGGACGTATTCCGATCGTATCGAATTTAAATCAGTCCCGCGGAGCGGGACACATTCATTCCGAATTCATAATTCCGAATTCCGAATTTGAAAGAAAGGTGCTTATGAATCTAACAGAATGTTTAAAATACATAGACCCCGCGTCGCTGGACTATCAGACCTGGGTGAACGTTGGCATGGCGCTGAAGCAGGAGGGATTGCCCTGCTCCGTGTGGGACGACTGGAGCCGCAGCGACAGCCGCTATCATTCCGGCGAGTGCGCGAAGAAGTGGGAGAGCTTCGGCGGGAATCCGAACCCCGTCACCGGGGCGACGATAGTCCAGCTCGCAAAGGAGCGCGGAATGCCCGCCGCGGAAAGCCGCGCACTGGATTGGGACGACGAGATATCATACGAAGCCCCGGAGGAACATGTCGTGGTCAACAGGAACTGGGTGGAGGGGCGCGAGATAAACCCGCCCGCCGACTGGAATCCCGCGCGGGAAATAATCCGCTACCTGGAAGCGCTGTTCGAGCCGGAGGACAAGGTCGGCTATGTCATGCAGAGCTACGAAAAGGACGGGAAGTTCATTCCCGCGAACAAGGGCGCCTACGACCGCACGGCGGGTCAGCTCATCGCGCACCTGTCGAAATGCGGAGGCGATGTCGGCGCTGTCCTCGGGGACTACAACCCGCGCGCGGGGGCGTGGATACGCTTCAATCCGCTGGACGGCAGGGGTATCAAGAACGAGAACGTAACGGAGTTCCGCTACGCCCTGGTGGAGAGCGACAACGTCGACATCGAACAGCAGAACGCGATAATCCGCGAGCTGGAGCTCCCGGTCGCGGCGCTGGTCTACAGCGGCAAAAAGAGCCTGCACGCTATCGTCCGAATCGACGCGGAGAACTACGAGGAGTACCGCCGCCGGGTGGATTTTCTCTATCAGATATGCCAGAAGAACGGCTTACAGCCCGACACGCAGAACCGCAATCCCTCGCGGCTGTCGAGGATTCCGGGCGTACAGCGCGGCGAGAACCGGCAGTACATAGTCGATACGAACATCGGCAAGGCGGGCTGGAACGAGTGGCGGGAATGGATAGAGGGCGTGAACGACGACCTCCCGGGCTTCGAGAACGCGGCGGATTTCTGGAACGACATGCCGGAGCTTGCGCCGCCGCTTATCGGGGGAGTTCTCCGGCAGGGGCACAAAATGCTCATCGCGGGACCCTCAAAGGCGGGCAAGTCGTTCGCGCTGATAGAGCTGTGCGCGGCTATCGCGGAGGGGCGGGAGTGGCTCGGCTGGAAAGTCGCGCAGGGACGTGTTCTGTACGTCAATCTGGAGCTTGACAAGGCTTCCTGCGAGCATAGATTTGCTGACATCTACAACGCGCTCGGCTGGAAGCCGGAGAACCTCCGGAACATCGACATCTGGAACCTGCGCGGCAAGTCGGTGCCTATGGACAAGCTCGCGCCGAAGCTGATACGCCGCGCCGCAAAGCGAGATTACCTCGCGATAATCATCGACCCTATCTATAAAGTCATAACCGGCGACGAGAATTCCGCCGACCAGATGGCGCATTTCTGCAACCAGTTCGACAAGGTCTGCACGGAGCTTGGCTGCGCGGTGATATACTGCCACCATCACTCAAAGGGAGCGCAGGGAGCCAAGCGCAGCATGGACAGAGCCTCCGGCTCCGGCGTGTTCGCCCGCGACCCGGACGCGCTTCTCGACCTCATCGAGCTGGAGCTTCCGGAGACGCTCGTCAGGGAGGAGCAGAACAAGGCGGTGTGCAATATCTGCTATGACCTGCTCGTCCGCAGCGGCAAGGCAGGCGGCATTTCACAGGACGACATGGTTACGGCTAAGGCAATGCGGGAGCACGTCAGAAACGCGCTTTCGGGGGATTCCCTGCGGCAGGCGGAGGAAAGTATATCGGCGGCGGAGAAGCTGGCTGAAAGCCGTTCCGCGTGGCGTATCGAGGGTACTCTGCGAGAGTTCCCGAAGTTCCCGCCGGTGAATGTGTGGTTCGATTATCCGATACATAGGATAGACATGTCGGGGGTGCTGAAAGATATTCAGCTTGACGCCCCTGCGCAGCCCTGGCAGCGGAATTTCAGCAAGAAAAAGTCCGACAAGGAGCGCAAGGACGAGCGTAAGGAATCCATTGAAAGCGCGTTCAATTTCTGCTGTATGGACGGCAAGGAAGTCGGAATATCCGAGCTTGCGGAGTACATGGGTGTGACTGAAAAGACAGTCCGCACACGTCTGAAAGAACACGGCGGCTTCTATGTAGAGGACGGCAAGACAGGGAAAAAGTCGAAATGATTTCCTTTCCCTCAAAGGGAAAAAGCCGGAGAATTTCCCTTTCCGTGCGAGGGAAAATGTCGAGATTTTCCAGACGTCATTTCAGAGGGAAAAAGTCGGCAAAAACCGAGTTTTTCCGAGGGAAGGAAAATCTATATACTACGTATATAGGTTTTTCCCTTTCCCTCCGGTCAGGGGGAAAGTAGTCGTGCGACAGCTTACGCACGACGACTCCTTCCCCTGTCCTGACAAAGCAAATTTTTTTCTCAGAAAGGAGAATGTAATAATATGGCAAATGAATGTTATAACTGTGGCGCATATGATTCAGACCGCGAGGGCTGCACAATGCCTAGCTGCGATAAATCCTATGCGTGTCCCTTGGAGGATTCCTCATTGCAGTTCTTCCTGCCGATGATACCGCCGACGGTGACGGCGCAGGAACACAAGGTTTCCGTCAGGAACGGCAAGCCGGTGTTCTACGACCCTCCGGAGCTTAAAGAAGCCCGCGCGAAGCTCACGGCGCACCTGGCACAGCATAAGCCGGATAAACCGTATACCTGCGGAGTTCGGCTGATAACACGGTGGTGCTTCCCGGTAGAGGGTCACGCTGACGGCGAGTACAGAACGACAAAGCCGGACACGGATAATTTGCAGAAGCTCCTCAAGGACTGCATGACTGCTGTCGGATTCTGGAAGGACGACGCACTTGTCGCCTCGGAGCTGTGCGAAAAGTTCTGGGCGGAGATACCGGGGATTTTTGTGCGAATCGAGGTGCTCGACTCCGTCGAGTTATGTGCAGCCTTTCCCGCCGGAGGGGCGGGAATTTCGCCTGACGGCGAAACCGCACGCACACAGGAGGTGCTCGAATGAAGCTCGAAGAAGTAACCAAGGCAGCGGAGCAGGGCGCGGTAGTCCTGCACACGCACATGGGGATAACCTCCCGGTGCAGGATATCGGGAGTTATCACGCGGTACGCGAAAGGCGGCTGGACGTACTCCCTGGAGCTTACGGACGTAAATACGCCCAGCGTGATAATCGCCGCGCTGGACGAGGTAGAGGTGAAGAAAAATGCGTGAGATACTTTTTCGTGGGAAGCGGATTGACAACGGCGAGTGGGTCAAGAAACGTGACGAGGAGTACACAGAGCACTTGGGCGCTATGGGTACAGATATGGGTCTTGAAATGGACTTGTCCGAAAAAGACCTTGCGGCGCTGACGGAATTATGCAAGCATGCGGTGGGTCTTGATAGCCACAATCCTTATCACAGGCATGGAAAAGCGTTCTACAAGCCGTATCGCAACTACTACTGCGATAAATTGTCCGGAAACAAGCTGCTTGACAAGCTGACAGGCGTCTTGGGACTGGCAGAAAAAAAGCAGAGCGAACGATACACATACTACTACTTGACCCGTGCCGGGCTGGACTGGCTTGGCAGGCGGCTCAAGATAGAGATTGGAGATGAGAGAAATTGAGCGAATCAGCCAAAATGGATTCTATTCGTGAATATATCAAAAGCGGGATTGCGCGCTGCGAGTTCGAAAAGCGAAAAGCCGCGACGGAAATAGTTCGGCAGCAGGAGCGAATCGATGTGTTCGACGACCAGATAACAACTCTGAAAATGCTTCTGGATAATCTTGATGCCGAGGAAAAAGAGGTGAGTGGGAATGAGTGAATACATAGACAAGAGCAAGGCGGTCGGTGAGGGCTATCTCCAGGACTGGTACATTGCCTCTGTTTCGGAAGACGATGAGCCAGTCTGGACAGAGGCTCACATTGAGGAATTGGCGAAAGACTTCATCGTCATTCCGGAAGATACGCCTGCCGCCGATGTCGCACCGGTGGTGCATGCGTACTGGATATATCAGAAGCCGTACGACGAATACACATGGAGACCGTACATATGCAGCAGCTGCAAAACGCACGGCGGTAAGCACCGGACGAATTATTGCCAATCATGCGGCGCTAAGATGGATCTTTGCCCTCCCAAACGTGAGAAAAACGGAGGTGACACCGATGTCTGAAATCAAACTGAAACCCTGTCCGTTCTGCGGGGGTAAGGCGATTATTATGCGCTTGGAGTGTCTGGAAAACAGCTTCGTGAGCTATTATGTTTCACACAGTGATATATTTAATTGCGCATACGAAATCAGGCAACATAGCGCAAGCGAAACTATGCAGGAAGCCGCAGACAAATGGAACAGGAGGGCTGATAATGGCTAAAGTAAAATGCAGGTCGTGCGATATCTGCGGCGAGATGAACGCCAAAGATGGATTTATGCTCAAGGCTAAACGCATGGAATCTCACAACGTAAGAGATACGCTCGGGTATATAATAGGCGTAAAATACAAGTGGTCAAGAATCGACCTTTGCGAAAGCTGCTATAATGAGATAGTCAGAAGCTGCCACCGGATCCGTCGCGAACAGAAGGAGAGTTGATACCAATGACCCGTGAAGAATTGGAGCAGATATACTATCTCCACCGGGAGCTGCGAATGTGGGAGCAGGAGCTTGAACGGCTCCGCTGCCGTTCGTTGGTACGTTCGCCGCAGCCGAACACCGGGAGCAGTTCCGGAACATCGGATAAGGTCGGGGAGCTTGCCGAAAGGCGCGTAGACCTGGAGCGACGCATAGAACTCAAGCGCGAGGAGATTCAGCAGCGCCGCGACGAAGCTGTTGCGTTCATCTACGATATTCCCGACAGCCTGACCCGGCAGATAGTCTATTACCGCTGCGTGAGCCTGTTCGGCTGGACGCGCGTCGCCTATGAGGTCGGCGGGAATAATTCGCCGGACGGGGTGCGCATGATTTACAACCGGTTCATGAATAAACTGTAAGTTGTTCGTTTTGTTCGGTTCACCTGTGCTATACTAGTATCATGAAATACTGAAAAGCGCCCAAGCTCAGCGAGGGCGCTTTTTCTATGCCGAAAGGAGGAATCCCATGACCGAAAAGCAGAAGCGCTTCTGCGACGAGTACCTGATAGACCTGAACGGAACCCGCGCGTATAAAGCCGCATATCCGAAGGTGAAAAACGATAACGCCGCGCATGCCTGTGCCAGTAAATTGCTACGAAATGCTACTATCCGCGCCTACCTCGACGAGCGCCTTGAACAGCTACACAACGAGCGCACCGCCGACGCCGCCGAGGTCATGGAGTACCTCACGGCGGTGCTTCGCGGAGAGAGCAAGGCTTCCGTCGTAGTAGTCGAGAGCGTCGGCGACGGCTGTTCCGAAGCCCGGACGATCACGAAGCCTCCGGACGAGCGCGAGCGCCTGAAAGCCGCCGAGCTTCTCGGCAAGCGGTTCGGGCTGTTCACGGACAAGGTAACTGTTTCCGGCAGCGGCGTAGTTCAGATAGTGGACGATATCCCAGATGGCTAATCTGACGGATATCATCGCGCCGCCTTTTTATCCCATACACCGCGATATCGCCGCCGGACTGCACACCCACTACTGGCTCAAAGGGGGCAGAGGCTCCACGAAGTCCTCGTTTGTGGGCGCGGAAATACCCCTCGGCATGATGAAGGACCCACAGGCGAACGCCGTAGTTATCCGCAAGGTCGGGCTGTACCTCAAGGACAGCGTTTACGAGCAGCTTCTCTGGGCGATAGACAAGCTCGGCGTTTCTCATCTCTGGCAGGCGAAGCTGTCGCCTCTGGAGCTTGTGTATACTCCCACCGGACAGCGGATACTGTTCCGGGGCGCGGACAAGCCGAAAAAGCTCAAGTCCACGAAGGTTCACAAAGGGTACATCAAGTACGTCTGGTACGAGGAAGCCGACGAGTTCGCGGGAATCGAGGAGATACGCACGATAAATCAGTCGCTGCTGCGCGGCGGTAGTAAATTCACGGTGTTCTACACCTATAACCCGCCGAAATCCCAGCGTAACTGGATAAACGCAGAGGTCACAGTCCCCGCGCCGGATAAGCTCGTCCACCATTCCGATTATCGCGGAGTTCCTCCGGAATGGCTCGGGGAGCAGTTCCTCGCGGAAGCGGAATACCTCCGCAGGAACAACCCCACTGCCTACGCGCACGAGTATCTCGGAGAGGTCACCGGCACCGGCGGCGAGGTGTTCCCGAACATCACGGTTCGCGCCATCTCCCCGGAGGAACGCGCCGGGTTCGCGCATATCCACCGCGGCCTGGACTGGGGCTACGCCGCCGACCCGACCGCATACGTTGTCTGCGCCCTTGAAAAGGGGCGGCTGTACATATTCGGTGAGATTTACCGCTACGGCATAAAGTACGATCCGCTCGCGGAAGCGATAAAGGCAGAAAACCCGCTGAACGGCGCGATATACGCCGAATCCGCCGACCCGCGCAGCAACGACGAACTCCGCGCCAGGGGGCTGAAAATCACCGCCGTGAAGAAAGGCGCGGGGTCAGTCGAGCACGGCATAACCTGGCTCCAGAACCTCGCGGAAATAGTCATCGACCCGGTGACCTGCCCGAACGCGAAGCGCGAGTTCTGCGGGTATGAGCTTATCCCGGACGGCAACGGCGGCTTCCGGGACGAGTTCCCGGACAAGGATAACCACTCGATTGACGCGGTGAGATACGCCCTTGAAAACGACATAGGGCGCAGGAAAGCCAGAATCGGCAACAGAAAGGAGATGGGCATTTACTGATGATAAAGCCCTTCACGATATCGCGGGAAACTCCGGTCACGCCAGAGGCCGCCTGCAAATTCATCAGGGAGCATACCTCGCACACGCACGTCAGATACGACGCGCTGGAGCGCTACTACGAGGGAAATCACCCGATATGCGGCCGGAAGAAGCGTTCCGTGCTCGCAAATAACAAGCTCGTCTGCAATCACGCGAAATACATCTCAGACACTTGTGTAGGCTACTTTGCGGGCAATCCGGTGAAGTATTCCGGCGAGGGCATAGAGCCGCTTCTGGAGCTTCTGAGAGCCGCTGACAGCGACACTCAGGACATAGACCTTGCGCAGAAGGCAAGCATATTCGGCGCGGCGTACGAGTTCATCTACACCGACGAGGACGGACAGCCCCGGCTGTATTCCCCGGATCCGCGCCAGGCGTTCGTTATCTACGACGACACGGTGCGGCAGAAGCCGGTCGCGGGGGTGTATTATTACAAGCTCCACGAGCATATCTGAAAATATCTGATGAAAAGAGCCTTGAGCTGCGCTTCACCGCGCGCCGGGCTGAGAAGCTCGAATCCGAGCTTGACTGCGACCTGCTGCTCGGACTTTCCCGCTGCCAGAGGGTCGGAGTGCTGACGCGGTTCATCGCATGCGGCGCGGATATCTCGCACAACGAGGCGTGCGACGCGTACGACGAGTTCGTCGACAACGGCGGCACCATAGAGGACGCGTCCGAGGTCGTCATGACCGCGCTGAAGAACGGCGGATTCATTGCGAAGTCGGCAGTAGAAGCCGCAAAAAAAATCCAGGGGCAGCTCCTCGACCGTGCAGCGCGGGGGAACTGATAGCCCAGCTAAGAAAAACGGCGGTAGACTGCGGCGCTTATACGGAGCAGTTCTACGACCTCACCCCGGCGGAGCTCTGCGACCTGAACAGATCCGCTGTGAAGCGCCGCACTGATGAAGCCCGGAGCCGCGCGGTGTTCGCCTGGCATACGGCGTACCTGACCGGGCTTGCTACGAATGCTCCGAGGAGCTTCCCGCAGACCCCGGAGCGGCATTTCGGGGCGCTCATGCAGGACGATACTCCGGCATGGAAGCGCTCGCAGGCGGCGATGGCGAGGATAGCGGCCGTCCACAATCAGCATTACAGAGAGGAGGCGGGTCATGACCGTTGAGGAGCTGAACATAGTCATTACGGCGACCAACCGTCAGTTTAACGAGGCTTTGGACGATATAATGTCCCGCCTTGAGGGGCTGGAAGAGCAGTCGCAGCGCACCGCCGACAACGCCGGGAGCATATTCACGAAGCTCGGGGGAATGCTTGCGGGTCTGGGGCTCGGAAAAATAATCGGCGACAGCCTGACGAACGGCGGCGAGCTTGAACAACAGCTCGGCGGTGTAGAGGTCGTGTTCTCGGAGCACGCGGAGGCAATGAAAAAGACCGCCGCGACGGCATACAGGGACATGGGGCTGTCAGAGGCGGAATATCTGGCAAAGGCTAACAAAATGGGCGCGCTGTTCGGCGGGTCGGGCTTTGATATGTCGTATGCGGCGAGCATGTCGCAGCAGGTCATGCAGCGAGCCGCGGACGTGGCTTCCATCATGGGCGTTGACGTCAAGGACGCGATGGAAGCGGTCACCGGCGCGGCAAAGGGCAATTTTACGATGATGGACAATCTCGGCGTTGCCATGAACGACACGACCCTCCAGGCGTACGCGCAGGAAAAGGGACTCGGCAAGCTCGAAACGACCCAGCAGAAAGTCAACGCGGCTATGCAGATGTTCCTTGACAAGACGGAGTACGCCGCCGGGAACTACGCCCGGGAAAACGACACGTTCTCCGGCTCGCTGACGACCGCAAAGGCGCAGCTTGAAAACATGACCGCCGACCTCGGAACGCAGCTCCTGCCGACCGCGACTTCGCTTCTGACTATGGCGCGGGACGGTCTGGAGCTGATAACGCCGCTCGTCGTATCGCTCGGCGAGGGGCTGAACAGCGCGGGTCAGTACCTGCTCGGCATGTCGCCGAGCGCGAAAACAATGCTCGGGATAGCTGTGGGCGCCGCTGTAGCGATCCCGGCGGCGACTAAGGCGCATGCCCTGTGGACTGCCGCAAATGAGAAATGGAACAGCCTGCTCAATATCCTCATTCCGAAGGAAGCAAAGCGCGCGAATATAATGAAGGCTGCGGCGGGGTGGCTCGTTATTTTGGCGGGACTGTTGTCTATCGTGGCTTCGGTCGGAGCGACCGCCCGGGAGATGAACGAATCCGAAGGCGCTGCGATGGAGGATACCGCCGCCGGAGCCGACAAGGCAGCCGAAAGCACTGACAGCCTTTCTGACAGCATGGCGGGACTGGGCAAGAGTGCGGATACCGCCAAGAAAAAGCTCGCGGACATCGACACGCTGAACATATTCGATTCCGGCAGCAGCACCGGCGGCGTGGATTTCAGCGCGATAGTTGACGGCGCAGAATCCGCGCAGGATTCCATCGCGGGGCTGACTGACGACCTGGCAGATGTTACAGGCAATCTTGATGAGCTTAGCGAAAAAACAAATAGCTTTAGCCTTGATGGGCTTGCAAAGAACTTCGGAGATACCTTTAAAGATATCAGAACGGGGTTTGCAACATTCCTTGACGGTTTTAACTTCAACAGCGATACGCAGCTGGACAGCCTGCGGGTGCTCGACAAGAAGGTCAGGGAGCTTTTCGGTGATGACTGGTCGGATTTCTGGACTAACGTCGGAAGCACGATGTATCGGGCATTCGGCGAAAACAACAGCGAGTACGACCGGTATATGGCGCTGACGGATATTCAGAACTGGCTTGAGGATATCAATGGATTTCTCACCGGGTGGATGGGCGAATTTGGCGAAGCCTGGAAAGAGTTTTGGATGGGCATAGGTTCGTGGATTTATGAGCAGCTTAATCCTGAACCAACGGATTACAGCGCTCAGCACAAGGAAGGCGGGGGTTCCGGCAGAATGCGCGGCGCCAATAACGCTGAATATTCGCCTGAAACTTACAGCGCCGGTAGTTTTTCTGGCAGAATGCGCGGCTACGATTACGCGGACTACTCGTCTGCGCAGAGCATGGCTGCTATCATGCCCGGCGGTTTGGCCGCCTCCAGCGGCGACATCAGACCGCTAACGGCAGACGAAACCAAGCAGGTGTTTGAAATCCACAATTACACTGTTCTTGATGGGCAGATATTAGGCGAAACCGTAACGCAGTATCAGAATAATGAGCAGACCAGGTCAAACGGATATTGACATTTGCAATGTGATGTGATATAATCTATTTAAATCCGAAAGGAATAAAAAGGAGGAATCACAATGACACCTGAATTACAGAAACCGGACGCTGCTCCGAAAACGCCCCGGGTAATTCCGCTCACACAGGAAGAACAGACTATGGCAGCTATGACGGCTATCAACATGAACCTCGCTGCGCTGCTTGAAAGTCAGCAGAAGGTCGAAAAGCTTGCAACAAAGCAGGCAAAGGACGTAACATCAATAAAAGCGGCGACAACTTTCTTCCTCATTCTGGGGATTATAGCGATGTTCCCGCTATTTGCAACGCTCATTCGCACCTGCGTGGGTTTGTGAATCTCAATTGCATATTTTGCGCTCTTGAAAAAGGGCGCATTTCTTTTGCCCGAAAGGAGGTACTTATGTCCGAAAAAACCGCCTCGATCATAAAGATAGACGGCGTAGAAATGCCCACGCCAAGCAGCTTCAAGCCGCTCTATAAGGACTACGACAGCAAGAACTCCGGGCGGTCGGAATCAATGTACGCTACCCGCGACATAGTCCGGTCAGACGTCCGGAAGATGTCGTTCACCTGGATAGTGCAGACCCCTGACCTGCGGAAGATACGCGAGGCTATCAAGCCCCCGAAGATACAGGTCAGGTTCTTCGACATCAACCAGCCTGCCGACGTTCAGTTCAGCACGATGGAGTGCTACGCCGACCCGAGCCGAGAACCGGAGGTGCTCCGCTGGGAGCCTTCCGACCCGGAAAAGAGCTGGTGGAGCTTCACCACGTCATTCACGGAGTATTGATATGCACAATGTTTCAGATACCTATAGGGAGCTTATAAAAGCGCCGGTCCGGTACACCGGGATAAGCGGCGCGGCAAGGCTCCGGGACGGCACTATAATTCGCCTGACCGACGACAATATTGCCGCCGGTTCCCTTTCTATAACGCAGAAAATGAACGGCCGCGGGGACTTCCGCCCCGGCGGGGTGTACTCCGGGGAGCTTTCCTGCTCCCTGAAAGGCTTCGCGGGGAAAACCAGCGACCTTGACGGTGCGGCGATACGGCTCGCGTTCATTCTGTACCACGACAGCGATATGCAGGCTGCGAAGTCCGAGACGGTGCCGCTCGGGCGCTTCTATGTGGACGGCTCGTCGATAAAGCGCCGGAACGACACGGTAACGCTTTTCGCGTTCGATGGAATGGCACTGTTCGATGTGGAGGCGACCGAGCGCTCCGGAACGCTGTACGAGCTTGTGTGCGGAGCTTGTTCCGCGGCGAGGGTCTCGTTCGGAATGACGCAGGCGGAGTTCGAAGCGCTCCCGAACGCGGCGCAGACCGCGAAGATAAACACGGCGCGTATCCAGACAGAACGCGACCTGCTGATGTATGTCGGTATGATGACCGCTTCGTTTGCGAGGATCAGCCGCAGCAACGAGCTGGAATTCGTGCCGCTCACATGTGAGAGGAACGACGGCGGAGTAATAGTCCCGGTGCGTGAAATAGCCGGGAATATCCGCTTCAATACGGATTTCTCGGACGATACGACCTGCATTGCGAAGCTGTTCACCAGGCGAAACGGCGCTGCGGTGTACTCCACAAGTGAGATATCAGCGGGCGGCAGCGAGAAGCTCGCCGTTATGGAGCTGAACGAAAATCCGCTGCTTGCGGAGCTTTCCGACGACGTTGTCGCGGCGGTGCTCAACAATGAGCTTTTGCAGATGTACAAATGCCTGAACCGCGTTTTTGATTCGAGCTTCACCGGCGACCCTGCTCTTGAGATCGGGGATTATGTCCGGCTGCGGGGCGGCACTATAGACACCGACCGGGGATATGCAACGGGCATGATCACCTCTCAGATCTGGAGGTACCGGGGGCAGCACACAATAAAATGCAGCATGCCCTCGTCCCTGTCAGCGGTGGAGGAATCCGTGGCAGTGGCCTACTCTGCGGAGACTTCTACAGAATCAAGGCAGCGTACGCAGCCCAAATCCCAGACAGAAAAGCAGATAGACGAGCTGAGGAAGCAGCTCAGCCAGTCAGGAGGAACTGCTGAAAAGCTTGTGTCCCCGACCCAAACCTCGTATGCCGCGGTGCAGGACGGACAAGGGTTGTGTATGTTTCAGAACGGCGAATGGTGGGCGTTTCTTCAGCGCGCTAGTAATGGCTTTATGCTGAGCGGGACTAACGCGTCGCATCTGACTATTTCATCAGACTACCCCAAGCAGCTTGTAGAGCTTAGTTCCGGCAGCAACATGATTATTCTCAATAACCACGATGAAAAAGGCATAACGATTGAGGTGGATAATACTACACGACTGTGGGTCTACCAAGGGGGCAAGTTTTATCTTAGACCATCCGGACTTTCTTTCGTTAACAGCAAAAACATTACGTATAGATTTGAAGCAACAAACGAAGGATGGGCTATATACAGCACGACCGATGATACAGGCAGAAAGCTTGAAGCAAAGTCAGATGGTTTGTATTTCAACGGCAAAAAGGTACTTTTGGAGGGATAAATCATGACATCAAAAACAATAGCGCTTTCGGGCGCGGAAATCAGGGCGGATTACTCGGGCGGCACAAACGCCTGGCTCAGGAACGACGGCACTGCAACGGTGTACGCGTCCACTGCTCCCGCCGTAACGCCCGGAGCTGACGGAGTAGTCAGCATTCCGGCGGGACAGGCAGCGGCGATATACGGAGCCTGCGGAGGGGTGTACCTGCTCGGGACTGGCTCGGTTCAGCTTGTAGGCTCGGACTACACCGCATGCCCTTTTAAGACGTCAGCACAGGGCGGCGGCTCGGGTGCTGACAGCGTAGCCAGAGCCGCCATAGAAGCGCACGCGGGCAACGCGGATATCCACGTTACTGCGGCGGAGAAATCTGCCTGGGACGGGCTGAGCAATCCGAATCTGCTCATCAATCCGGATTTCCGGGTAAATCAGCGAGGACAGAACGAGTATTCCACCGGCTACACGGTCGACAGATGGTATTCTCCCGGGAAGTGCAGCGCAGCGCCGATTTCCGGCGGTGTGAAGCTCACCTCTACGGTAACAGCGTCGTCAACAACCCACGCTTTTTGGCAGAATTTTGAGTTCCCGCTTCCACCGGGAAAATACACGCTATCTCTCAAGGCAGCGGACGTCACCGGAGTATGGGCCGCGCGTATCCGCACTGTGACCGCAGCCGGGGACTACGTTGACAGCTACTATACTCCCAGGCTTCAGGCTGGAATAAACAGTGTGACGGTAGATCTTTCTGACAGCGAGTACATATCCGCAGTCTCCATCGGGTTCAACAAGGGCACCGAAGCCGGGAACTCCCTGAAGCTCGCATGGGCGAAGCTGGAGGGCGGTTCACTGGCGACGCCGTTCGTGCCGCCCGACTACGCTGCGGAGCTTGCAAAGTGCCAGAGATTCTACCAGGTCAGAACCACAAACGACATCGACCCGCTGGACATGCGCCCCAGCATGAGAACCATAACGGACATCAAGGCAGTAGAAGGAGGATACGCATATGTCGCAGAATTATGATGAAATCATCGAACCGTGCGAGACCGATGAGGAGCGTGCCGCGCGTGAAAGCAGGCTCAGAGCCGCAGAGATAGCACGCAGATTCGCGGAGATTGACCGGGAGCGTATACGCCCGCTTGCGGCAATAGTCGCAGGCGTCGGCACTGCCGAGGACAAGAGCAGGCTCAAGGCGCTGGAGGAAGAAGCAGCGCAGCTCCGCGCGGAGCTTGCGGAAATGGAGGAAACATGACTGTAGAGAACATCATCACAATTATCAGCGTAATCGCCGCGATATCCGGTATCATTTTTGGCGCGGCGGCGTTCGCGCGGAACAAGCGGGACGATAATCGCGAGGACGGCTCATACCGCAGCGATATCGGGTACATAAAAGCAAGCATGGACGACATCAAGCGCAAGCTGGACAAGCAGGAACAGCAGTATCTTGACCTTGTAACGCGGCTTACGGCGGTGGAATCCAGCGCAAAGCAGGCACATCACAGAATAGACAGACTGGAGGGCAACAACCATGAAAATTGACTGGAGAAGAAAGCTGACATCAAGAAAGCTCTGGATAGCGCTCGCAGGCTTTATCGCAGGTCTGATTGTAGCGTTTGGCGGAAGCTCTGAAACCGCCGAGACCGTGTCCGGATGCATACTCAGCGGAGCGGCTGTGATAGGCTACATGGTCGGCGAAGGTCTCGCCGACAGCGGCAGAGAAAACGGAGGTGGCGACGATGGCGATAACCTTTGAAGCATACGCCCGGAACAACGGAGCGTTCAAAGCCGCCCGCCCCATGCCGACAGGCAGCCCGGCAGGTATCATAATCCACAGCACCGGGGCGAACAATCCGAACCTCAAGCGCTATGTCAACGCGCCGGAGATCTGCGGGGAGAATCCCTACAGGAATTACTTCGACCGTGCGGATTCCGATGTGTGTCCGCATGCGGTCATAGGCAAGGACAAGAACGGCGAAGTGAAAGCGGCTAAGCTGCTTCCCTGGAATGTCTGCTGCTGGGGCTGCGGAAATGGCTCCAAAGGAAGCTACAACTACGCTCCGGCGTATATCCAGATAGAAATAGCGGAGGACGCGCTGAACGACCGC